AATAAGTTATATGTCATTATGGGCTAGAAAGTTTGACCACAAGAATGGTGAAGATAGGATATGTAAAGAATGTGGTTCTGCATATCATACAATGAAACCAATTAACAAATGTAGGTTATGTGTTAATAAAGCACAAAAAGTAATTGAAGAAGTTAAAAGAGCAAAGCGTCCTCTAAAAAAACCATATCCTTTTAATAATAGAACAAATGAAGCAGGTGCAAGATTTTGTAGTATAAGAACTGCTTTAAGTAATGCATGGAAAGAATACAATAAGACTGGTGATAAGTCTTATGTTCTTGCACACTATGAGAAACAATTGAAAGAAGCTAAAGAGTTGGGTATAATGGAATGGATATTTGATAGAAAGGTGCCAAGAGAAAGAAAAAATAATAATCTAAAGACAAAGAATATGATTAGAAAAGAATATCCTGATACTCGCGGACACTATGAATACTAGAATAGATTATAAGTATGTTCATCTTAACTTTGACTGGAATTGGATAAAGGATAAGCAAATTATATTAAGAGGTAATCAATGGGCAGGTATGATAGTTGTATTAGATGCAGATGGAAGGACAGTTGGAATGTATGGATATGAAGCAATAGAGAATGAATGAAACAATAGAAATAATAAAAGCTAAGTTAACACCATCCCTTTTACCAATGTGGATGCATGATAGGAATGTAGCAAATCCTATGTATGGACATTGTTATCATTCATCGGCAACACTTAAACACTTTTATCCTAACTTACAATTAAATAAAGGATTAGATTGGGAAGGTGAATGGCATTGGTGGTGTGTTGATGAAATGGGAACAATCATTGATATAACTGCGGAACAATATACATCAATAGGAAAAGAGTTACCATATGAAGTAGGTGTTAAAGCAAATGAACTATGGTTAGGAAGTTATAAGGATAGAGTAAAGAGATTAATTAAAGCAGTAGAGAACCACAATAATAATAAATGGTTTAATTATGAAGAAGCAAGATAAAGAAATAATCGTATTAATGATGGTATACCTGACCACCCTGACACTATTAGTTGCTTGGGAGGTGTTTACTAACAAATAATATAAGATGTGTTTATATAATAGTAAAATACAATTAAAATACTATGGCGTTCGTTAAAGGAGATAAAAGAATAAATGCTAATGGGAGACCAAAAGGAGCATTGAATAGAACCACAGAACAAATGAGGTTAACAATCAATCGTGCAGTTAATAATACTTTATCCACAATACAGCAAGACTTAGAAGAACTAAAAAAGAAAAACCCAGAGAAAGCTATAGAGTTATCAATGAGGTTATTAGAATATGCAATGCCAAAGATGAGAAGCATAGATGTGAAAGGAACAATGGAAGTCAATGCAAAGATACAATCAATCAACCTAAACATAGTAGATGGAACTAAACATAACCACATCAAAGACATATAGGGATATTGATGAGAGTAAAAAGATATGTATACTGCAAGGTGGAACTAGAAGCAGTAAATCATATTCTGCTTTACAATGGATATTAGTTCATTGTTTAATGGAGCCTAACATAGTAGTTTCAGTAGTAAGAAAGTCTTTTCCATCTATGAGAGTTAGTATTATGAGAGACTGGCAAACAATACTTAAAGATTTAGAGATATGGGATGATAACAACTGGTCTGCTACTGAACACATATACAATTTTGACAATGGTTCAATGGTAGAGTTTATGTCAATTGATAGTTCGGAAAAGAGAAAGGGTAGTGCAAGAGACTATTTGTTTATAGATGAGTGTAATGAATTAAGTAGAGAGGATTACTTTCAGTTATTTATTAGAACTAGAATTAAAACTATTATAGCGTATAACCCATCATTCGGAACTAACCACTATATCTTTAATGAAATACAAACACACCCTGAGAGCAGTTTATATATTAGCACATTTTTAGACAATCCCTTTTTAGAGAAGTCTATTGTAGATGAGATTGAAAGGTTAAAGTGGGTTAACCCTGAATACTATAAGATATATGGATTGGGTTTACCAGGCAATAATGTAGGAACAATCTTTAGTGCAGAGTTAGTAGAGGAGATACCTGATGAAGCAGAGTTTGTTGCATTCGGTATGGACTTTGGATTTAGTATTGACCCAACAACATTAGTAGCAGTATATAAGTGGAGAGAGAACTTATACTTTGAAGAACTCCTATATAAGAAAGGTTTAGTCACATCGGAAATCGTAGCTGAATTAAAATCACTTGATGTAGAGAGAAATCCAATATGGGGAGATAGTGCGGAAGGTAGATTGATAGAAGAGATATATAGAGCAGGTTTCAATATAAAGCCTGTTAAGAAAGGTAAGGATAGTATTAAGATGGGAATTGATATCATGCACCAACACAAACTACATATCCTTAAAAGCAGTGTTAATATCGTTAGAGAGTTTAGTGAGTATGTGTGGACTGTAAATAAGAATGGTGACTTTGAAAACATACCCGTTGATTACTCTAACCACGCAATAGATGCAATCCGTTATGTTTGCATGGAACAATTAAATCAAAAGAAAATACAAGCAGGTAAATATGCAATATCAATCGGAAGACATAAATACTAATCAAAAGCAATGGAACGAGACCGAAATTAGGGAGTTGATACTCTACGCTAAGAGTTTACAACAGGAAAATGAGGATTTGAGAGCAAAAATGATAATGATGAATACTGCTTTAGAAAGAGAAGAAAAGAAAGTAATTAGATTAAACAACATGATAAAATTTTTAACAAATGGTGCAGGAACTAACAATTAACATACCACAATCTTATGAGGACATTACCTTAAAGAAATGGTTAGCATTACAAACTGAAATGGAAAACTATAAAGATGATGAAGAAGCAGTAACTGCTGTTATCTTTTATCACTTATGTGGATTAGACCCTAACCAATTAAAAGGTTTATCATTAGAGGATTACACAAACATTAAAAAAGATATAGAGGACTTTATAGGTAAAACAGAATTACCATTGCAGAAGTTTGTAACGATAGATGGTATTGAGTATGGCTTTGAACCTAACTTATCTCAAATGACTTATGGTGCATATGTAGATATTACAAAGTTTGATACATTTACTATTGATAAGAACTGGCAAAAGATAATGAATATATTATATAGACCTATTGAAAGAAAGAAAGGTGATATGTATTCTATTAAACCTTATGTGCCAAATGATGATGATGGTAAATGGTTAGAGGTTGGCATGCATGTTCACTTTGGAGCTCTCTTTTTTTTTGTTCATTTGTCAACCGACTTGTTGAGTTCTATCCTGAAATCTACGATGGAGATGGAGTTACCTCACAATATCAGGCAAATTTTGGTAAGAAGTGGAGAGGTTATGCAGCCATTCACGAACTCGCCAATGGGGATATTACAAAATACAAAGAAATAATTAATACACCATTAGAAGAGTGTCTATTGTATCTGTGTTATAAATCAGATAAGAATATGATGGAAACGATGTTGCACAAAGAGGCAATGAAAAGAAGTGGGTCATAACTATTTTTCCGTTAATTAGTGTTTTTATTAAAATGAAACTATGAGTGGTAAGTGGTCTAACAGTCGCAATGGTAATCTTCGTTATTCTGTCAATAGAGAGAATGCATCAGGAGTATACATTGGGCCTACTAGAGGATTAAGTTCACCAAAGAATAGCAGAAGAGGATGTCTATGTTTGAATAGTGATACCTATGATGTTGCATGTTGTAAAGGTGCATTGATGCAACAAGGTATTGGTAACATACAATTTGCTCCTGAAGCAGTAGTGCTTACAGGTCCATTCTCTTCAGGCTTTAGCTCAGGTTTTGAAATTACGATATAAATAAAATAAAGATATGGCGATATTAACCAAAAATCAATTATCAGCATCAAACGCTAGTTCATTTCCTGACAATACTACGGGTGCAATTACACCACAAGTATTAAGGGATTTTAATACAGGTGTTATAGACACACTTGTAGATAGTCTTAATACTGGCAGTTATGCTATCACAACAGGTAGTAACGATTTTACACAAGCAAACTCATTTACATCTATCTCTGCTTCATCATTTGTTTCGGCAAGTGTATTCGTAGGAGATGGTAGCAAATTAACAAACATAACTGCATCAGTTGCGTTACCTATATCTGACGAAGGTATTTTATTAGGATATGCAACTCAATTAAATTTTAGTGGTTCAAACATTAGTGCAAGTCTTCAAGCTGGTATCGCAACTATATCTGTTAACACAAACAATTTAGTAACGACATCTTCTTTTAATTCTTTGACTGCTAGTATTAATCAATTTACATCTAGCACAAATCAATTCACTTCATCACAAGAAACAAAGAATACAACACTTGCAAATGTAACTGCATCACTAAATGCTTATACTTCATCTAATAATACAAAGTGGAGTAATTTAGGAACACAATCTGGTAGTTGGGTAACTGAAACCGAAAGTGGTTCATTTTTAATTACTGCTAGTGTAAACTTAAATACATTAACTTTTACCAAAGGTGATAATACAACATTTGCAGTAACTGTTAATACAGGTAGTGCACAAACAACTGACATTACATCATTAAATGCATTCACTGCATCTCAAAATACAAAGAACTCTACACTTGCTACATATACTGCATCGGTTGACCAAAAGTTTTCTAACATAGGTTCACAATCAGGCAGTTGGATTACAGAGAGTGAGACAGGTAGTTTTGCAGTAACTAACGCAACTAATAGATTTACAAGTTCACAAATATTTCAATCTATATCTGCATCTGCTGAAATCAAAGGAACTTATTTCCAAGGCGGAACTGCATATGTAGATTTAATACAAACACAAATACCTCTTAACCCAGGTAATTTGACAATATTAATACCTAATGGTAATTTATCGGTATCATCATCTATATCAGTAACAGGAGCAGTAACTGCTTCTTATTTCAAAGGTGATGGTAGTGCATTAACAAATCTACCAGGACAAATTCCTTTAACTTCATTGAATGCATTTACTGCATCACAAGATACAAAGAATACAACTCTTGCAAATGTAACTTCTTCATTAAATTCATTCACTGCTTCACAAGATACTAAAAACTCTACACTTGCAACATATACCGCAAGTATTGATACAAAGTTCTCTACATTGGGAACTCAATCTGGAAGTTGGATTACTGAAAGTGAAACTGCTTCTTTTGCAAGAACGAATGTAGATAATAACTTTAGTGTTAATCAAACATTCACAAACATAACTGCAGTATCTGCATCATTCCAATATGTTCAAACAACTTATGAAACGGCTAGTGTAATTTATTCTAGTGGTTCAAATCAATTCGGAGATGAGTTATCAGACATACAAACTCTTTCAGGTAGTGTTAAGGTGCAAGGAACTTTAACAATTAACGGACTTCCAGTAGCGACAGGGTCAACTGATATTAGTTCTCTTAATGCTTTCACTGCATCACAAAATACAAAGAACTCAACATTATCTACTTATACTGCAAGTGTAAATAGTTCATTGACTAACTTAAATACATTTACAGCAAGTAATGGTAACACATCATTAAACTCTTATACTGCATCTAACGATACTAAATGGAGTAACTTAGCAGGACAAACTGGAAGTTATGTAACATCTGCAATCACTGCAAGTTCATTAGTAACCGCTTCGGTAAATCTTAACACAATTACATTTACAAAGGGTGATGCATCTACATTTAACATTACAGTTAATACAGGTAGTGCAGTAACAACTGACATTACTGCATTGAATAGTTTCACTGCATCACAAGATACAAAGAATACTACATTAGGAAACTTAACAGGTAGTTACGCAACAACAGGCTCTAACTCATTTATCGGAAGTCAAAGTATTTCAGGTAGTTTAAGTTTAACAGGTAGTGCATTCGGTAATGTAGTATCAATGAGTGTAACCTCTAATACCGCATCAATGAATTTCAATTTAGGAAACTACTTTGAATTAAGTGCAAGTGTATCTCCTATTAGAATTGAAGTAAGTAATTTGAAAGGTGGAGTAACATCTACTTTAGCATTGAATGGTGTAACATCTTCAACAATCGTATGGAGTTCAAATGTATTACAACCATCAGGAAGTGCATATACTGCATCTGTAAGTGGTTCAAATGATATACTTTCATTTGTAGCATTTAACTCTTCAAAGGTGAATGTAGTATCAACATTAAAAATGATATAATGATATTTCAAAACTTTGGATTTAATAGATTAAAAGTAAAAGGAGCAGCTGCACCAGCGGCTGCAGTATTTCCTGACCAATCAATACGAACTTGGACATCAACTGAAACTGCACAATGGTTATCAGCTGCGAGTAGTGTATTTGCAGTAGGTAATGGTGTAACATATTCAGCACCAGCTTCAATATCAACATCATTAGGAAGCAATATATTTGGTGGTAAATTGGCCAGAAATGGTAAAATCTATATGGCAGGTGATGGTGGAACAACAATCTATGTTTGGAATACCAACACTAGCACAATGACTAATATAACATCTCCGTATGGATTAGTAAACTATACAGGATATTATAATGATTATAGTAAATGTGTATATTTTGTAGCAAATGGATATATTGTAGTAGTTGATACATTAACAGATACCATAGCTGCATCTATTGCAAATCCAGTAACAGGTAATTATGGTAGCATTTATGGTTCAGGATATGATGGAAGATACATTTATGGTAATGGTTGGTTTTCAAGCAATACATGGTTCAAAGTAGATACTCTTAACAATACTGCTACATCATTAAGTCCAGTAACTAGTCAAGGTGATACCTTAACAGGTATGATGGCAGCTAATGGAAAACTTTATATGGGAAGTGGTGGAGGTTCTGGTGGAGGTCTTCACGTGTGGAATGCAAATACTGATACTAATGAATTTGTATCTGCATTAGGAAATACTTCTGACATATATAGAACTGTCTGCACACACTATGATGGATATGCTTATACATTCCCAGCATATGGTGCAAGCAATATATGGCAAATAACACCATCAACAAATGGAGGAACATCCGTTTTAGGAAGTGTAACTGATATTAGAGCACAGGCTTCTGTCATGGGGGCTGATGGTTTAATATATGTGTTTGGTAATCCAACTTTTGGAACAAACAATGCTTACACTTATAATCCAATTGCAAACTCTGTTAGTTATTTTACAGCTCCACAACAAAACTTACAATGGTGTGTTATGGATGTAAATGGTCATATTTACTTTGGTCAAGGAACAACTTTATATAAAATGACTGCATCTAATGTTCCAGCTGCAACTGCAACTGCATTAGCAGAATATAATGGTATTATAGCAAGAATGAGATAA